ATCGGCGGCCACGCTCCGCAAATGGCCGTCTTCGTCAACGGATAGCACGTCCCGCAAGACATTCGCCTCGCATAGCCACGCATAATCTTCTCGCCGCGCGTGCGGGCAAAATAGGATCATGCCCTGGGTCGCGCCGGTCTGGCGGGCGAAGAGGCGTAAATAGGCCATCACGGTTTCGCGCTGGCGGGTAATGAATTCGCCGGTTGCCGACCGGAGCTTGGCGCGAAGGGCGGCTCTTTCCGGGTCTTCCAGGGAATTCCGGGGTAATTCCGCAATCGCCCGGATTTTGCCGGGCAGTTTGACGAGGCTGGTCAGCACTAGGTTGTCGGGCGCTGTCGCGGCGTGCTTGGCGATCTTCGCCAGGATGCCGGGGTCATCTTCCGGCGCTTTCATCAACCATTGATGTTGTTTTCCAAAGTTACCTGAATTTTCCAGGTTATAAGTGACGATTCCGCCACCAATGTCGTCTTCCAGGATGCCCGGCTGTTTGAACGGGATATTGATCGTCCAGCCGGTTTTAGGCGAATAGGCGGAATACTTGCCATTGTTGATGATGACATGGCCGGCGAACTGGGGGAGGGCTTGCTCCGCCTCAAAGGTATAGCGGATGTCGGCCTGGGAGGGTTCCGGGTCGCCGCTCGGGTGGTTATGCACCAGCCATATCTGCTCTGCTTTCAACCGTTCCGCCTGTTGGCGGACTTCGATCTCATAACCTCTCGGAACGGGCGTAGTAGAGGGCATTCGCGCCGATAACCCGCATTGGCCGACGATGATTCCCTTGCGGACGTAAAACACCCGGAAGGTTTCGTAAAACGGGTTGCGGTACGCTTGGCAAACGCGGGCCAGGTCGGCGTGGTCGTGGATAATCTGGTCGAGCAGATTCAACCCGGTGACGGGCACGAGGTCGTTGGGAATCGCGGAACCGGTGAGGTCGCCGCCTAACGCCTGAGCGGTATCCTGGGCGTCGTGCGCGGGGGGTCGCTTGTCGGAATGCGCTCGAACCGTGGTGCCGTCCTGCTTGACGTAGCCCTGGATGAAGGTCTTCAGGAGCAGGGCGTGACCCTTCGCGGGGAGCGATTTTTCGAGTTTCTTTTTCCGGTTCCGGGGCGGGTTGGCCGGCGGCTCGTCGTCGGGTTCGTCATCGCCTTTCGGGTCGTGGGCGACGTAGCGCCGAACGCCTTGGTCATCTTCCAGAATGAATCCCTCGGCGCCGTTCTCCACCAGTTTAAAGGGGCGCTGCATTCGCTCCTTGACGCCCAGCACGCGCTGCCAGTGAACCCGGTACAGGTCGCCCAGGGGGCAGGTGGCGGTCAGGCCGTGTTTCCCGGTGGCCAGGACGCGGGCGGACATGGGGCCGCGCTGGGGGTGGTGGAAATAGACGTGATCGCCCGGTTCCACGTCCGGGTAAACTTTGGGGGCCAGGTTGGGCCTGGGCGCGGGAGGTGGGCGCATGGGTGACGGCTCCGCTTAAATCGTCCAGATACGGGGTGCGGCGGGTTTTGGGGTCATGGGCATGTCCAGCGCCATCGGGTTTTCCCGGCGTCCCATACCCGCAAGGCGCCGACCAGGTCTTGTATCTGCCGCTCGGTTCTCGGGTCGCTGTCCGGCGCGAAGGTCTCGGTGGCTCCCATTTCGCGCAAGCGGTTAGGGATATGCTGCCGTTGCCATTGGCTTTTATGCCAAACCTGCATAGTCTTTGGGTTGATGACCCGATAGTCAGCGGGTAGCGTGCCGTCTTTCTCGAACCCTAATGTTTCGTACAGTTCGCCGGTAAAGTGCTGGTCGTCGGAAAATGACCAGACCGTTTTCGGGCGCAGGGTCTTGACAAATGCCTTGAACAGCTTTGATGCGCCGCCGCGAACCATCGCCGCCGTGGCGTATCGGGCGAGTTCCCATTCGCCTTCGCTCGCCTTTCCCCGGCGTATCACGCCTCGGGTGAAGGACATGGCCGCTAGCAGTTCTCCGTCGCGTTGGAGGCCGAAATTCAGGACGGAGCCATGGCACGCACCTTGGAGGTGGTGGGCCGAGTAAAAGGCTCGGGCGGCGGTGCCGGTGATCGTTTCGGTCGCGCATTCTCGGGCGCTGATGCGCGGGGCTGGGTCGATCCCCAGGGCGTGCAACAAGTGGCGCTCAACGAGGGGACGCCGCTTGATCCAGTCGAATTCCCAAACGGTGATGAGACGGATGCCGGAGGATTCGGCGGCAGCGTACTTTTTTTCTGATGCCTTGGCGTCGCCCTCAATGCGGTCGCTGTGCCAAAAACAGCCGTTGTACTCGATGCCGATCTGGCGACCCGGAATGCAGATGTCGATCTCCATCCTGGAGTTTAGGGCGTGGCGGTCGTTCCTGGTGAGGTGAAACCCGGTGGCTTCTAGGAAGTCCGCCAGTTCTTTTTCTCCTTTGCTGATCCTGTCCTCGCGCCAGCACTGAACGCATCCGTTACCCGTTAAATGACTTTCGGCGGGCTGTAAAAAATCGCCGTGTTTCGCGCAGGTGATGAGTACCGGCTCCTTGATCGTCTTGTATTCGGTGTTTTCGTACCCGAACCGTTCGCCGTGAACCGCTTTGGCTTTCTCGATGAATTCCGGGGTGCTCAAAAACTTGCCGGCGCACTTCGGACATCCCGTCCTTCGGCTGACATGGTTATTGGGGCACTGCCAGAATGAGCCATGCGTCCGGCAGACGATTTCGACTTTGATCCCTGATTTTTGGTAGTGGACTCTGGAATAATCGTAGCGGTCGCCGTGAACGGCTTGGGCTAGCCGGATGAATGCGCTTCGGTCATGCGAATGGCGAATAGGGATACTCGCGTATTTCGGTAAATGGATTATACCGAAAGCCTGTCGCGGGCGGTAATTTTTTACCGCTATCCCGGCAGGGTTGCGAATCAAAGCGGAGACAAACATCCGTCAAATCGTCCAAATGCGCGGCATGGCCAAAGCTTTCCCGAGGGGGTGAACGTTCTGTTGCTCGTCGGCGCTTGGCGGCTGGTCGGTTCCGGGCTGGCCCGGTTTCCCGCGTCCGGCTGCTGGCACGCCGCCGAAGTCGGGTTCTGGTTGCTGCGGGGCGTTCTCCTGCATGTACAAGCCCATGAGGTTTGGATTCAGCGGCGCATCGCCGATGACGCCGCCGAGGGGTTCATAGCCCTGCTCGGCGCGCAATTCGTCTACGGTCAAGATCAGCTTCTTGGCGTCCCACTCCTTTTCGGCGTCTTCCTCATCGAGTCCGATCCAGCGGAACAGGTATTTATCGTCAAACTCGCTGACGATGAAATCGCTGAACAGGTTTTCAAAATAGCCCATGAGCGGGCGCAGTCCCTTGTACTTGTCGGCGGCCAGTTTCTCGGCGGTGTCGTTGCCGCTGAGGCTGCTTTTCTGGGCGCTAAAGCTCTCAAAATTGATCTCGTCGGGGGAGAGGGCGTAGATGGAACAGGTGATGGCGGTTAAAAAGGTCATCCATTTACTAAAATACATTTCGTTGAAGTCAACGCCCACGGGCGCGAAGTCGGCCTTGCTTTCCTGGTCTTTACTGACCAGGACGGGGAGCGACCAGGCGTTGTTGATGCCCTTGACCATCTGGTTCCAGTACCGCTTGAACGCGGCGAGGTCTTCGCTGCTGTAATCTCCGGTGAGGTGCAAGATGCCGCGCGGGATGGCGTTGTCGCTGAATCCCCGGATGTTGAGGGTCAGGGCGTTCAAAAAGCCGGTGACGACGCGGATGAGCAGTTCGCTTTCTCCCATGCCGTAGCCGGCGACCCGCAGGTCGGTGCGGGGGTTGCGCGGTTCATAGATCAAATCGTTGTAGGTGTAGACGGTCCGAACCTGCCCCTGAACCACTTGCACGGCGAAAAACGCATCATCGCCGTGATAACCTTCCTCGTCGCAGAGGCGGATCGTGGCGCCGTCAATCGCATAGAGGCCATCAATCCCTTCTTTGGGGTTCCGCTTGAACTCGGTTTCAACGGCGGCGGCGTCCATGGTCAGGCTGTCCCGAACCAGCTTGGCCATGAATTGTGGAAAGGCGTCGCGGCGCAGGATTCGGCGCTGGCGCGGCTTGAACTCCCAGCCGCAGTGACGGAAGAACTGACTCATCAGGTTGATGCTGGTTTGTTCTTCGGGGTGGAGTTCGTGCTCGCGGTCTTTATGGCGGAGGGTGAACCCGATGCCGCCGTCCTCGCTGATACCGCAAAAGCGGTTGATTTGGCGGATGCGGGTCATGACGATTGCGGCCAGGATGGGGGTCTGGTCCACCATGGTGCGCAAGGCGTCGAAGCCGACCGGGGCCGGTTTCTCGAAATACTCCCCTCGGGCGAAAATCTGGTATTTGTCCAGATAGACCGACTTCATGCCGTGGGGCTGGGTGCGGCGGTCTTCGCCGGGGAAGGGAATCACCTGGGCGCGCTGGGCCTTGAGCAATTCCTGTTCGGCCAGGTCGTCCTGGACGGCGTCGATGATCGCTTTCCAGTCGCCGAGGTAGGGGATGGCGCTGGGACGATAGCTTTTCTGCAACTCGGCGTGCGCGTCAAACCGTTCATCGGGCGGGGCGCGGCCATCCCATGCCACTTGGCGCGGGTCATCGCTCATGGGGTCAGAATCTCGGTGGCGCGGCCCTGACCGATCAAGCCGGTCAGTTCCAGGTAGTTCACGCCCAGGGCGGTGTCGGGGTCATCGAGGCGCACGTCCTGGGCGCACGCTAGCAGGTCGAGGAATTCCCGCACGTAGGCGTCGGTGGACGCCAGGATCGCCCGGCGTTCCTCGGAGGTGAACCGCCGCTTGAATTGCAGCGGGGTCAACGGGCGCGGCGGGTCGGGCGCGGCGCTGTCTTCTGCGAGGGCGCAACCGGCGGGCGGGGTCCAGTCCTCGGGGCGATTCAGCAGGACGCGATTGATGATGGTGTTGGTGCTGGTGTTAATGACTCGGTAGATCTTCACGCTCGTCGCCTCACCATTCGATCACACAACCGCCGGCGCCGCCGTTGCCGCCCGTGTTGCTTCCGGTCGTGTTCCCGCCGCCGCCACCACCGCCA